GCATATTATTAATACATGTTTTTGTCATACAAAAAGGACCTAAACTTATAATATTCATTTTATATAATATAAAAAGTCTATTTAATAAATTTTATAACATTTTTATATTGTATTTGTAAAAGTGTATATTATGTTGTTGTTTGGCAAGGATTTTGCACACCATATGTGATACCATCCCATGCAACACCACATGTATTTGCCCAGTTATATTTATTACATGTTCCATTTGTACCTGTAAATGTAGAACTATTAAAATTCATTTTTAAATGCTTATCTTTACTATCAGGAGATGGTCTACATATTGGATTCGGTGAACTCATTGTTAAGTCCTTAATATCCACACAGGTGGCATCATTTCCAGAACCATCAATTATAAAGTAATCCGGACAATCTGGGATCATAGGTGGCCATGTTTCATCTTTAGCATAAGACAATGCAACTCCGATTAATACTAAAGAAATTATTAATATAATAATAGCAGAAAAAAGAACAATTTTTTTAAATCCGTCCATATAAATATATATATATTTATAAAAAAAAATAATATATAATTTTTTCTATTCAAGTAATATAAATGAATAAAATAAATAATGGACGAGTAGATATAAAAACACCAAATACTTCCGCATTATTTGAATTATATGATAGAATTCCTGCAAATCAGTGTGTAACATTTAGAAATCCAACTGAAGGTTTATGGACAAAAAATAATTTATCTGATGCCTTTTTTTCTCTACATAATATTGAGGTCCTACAAAGTGGTATTATAAGAGGTGTGTATCATAAATCTAACGGTCAATATAGAATTGGTCAACAAGATTGTGATACTCTTAAAGTAATCATGAGAAGTATATTTCTTCAATATTCAGCTAATAAACCAACTGAAATTCAACAACAAGTATATGAGCTAAATAAAATGGTTTTAGAATATTGTATTCAACAAGTATATAGTGAAGCTCAAGGATATATGCAATATTTAAATGATGCAAGCACCTTAGTAATTCCAATTGCTCATCCAGTAATGACTAGTCAAAATGATCGTCAATTAGAATTAAAAACTTGGTTCTAATCCACCTTTTACACCTTTTTACATTTCAAACGCCGACGACTATTTATAATAAAATTGAAATAAACATATAAAATATATTATAATATTACATAACATGAGTTGCGGTTCTATTTACAAAATAGTATTTCCTAATGAAAAACATTATATTGGTTTAACAACTACTTCATTAGAACAACGAACAAAAGAACACAAAATATGTGCAAATAATGGTGATAAAAGATTTTTATATAATGCATTAAGAAAATATAATATGATAGATACTTTTCAACTGATAGAAATAGATACAGCAGACACAATAGAAGACCTATGTGAAAAAGAAAAGGGATACATTGTAGAGTATAATTCATATTATATGAATAATAATGGATATAATATGACACGCGGTGGAGATGGAATTAATGGTTATGTTTTTACGGAAGAAAATAATCAAAAAAATAGTGAAAGACAGAAAAAATATTATGAAGAAAATATAGAAGCAAGAAAAAAATTAAATGAAGTGAATAAAAAATATTGGGAAAATTCACAAGCAAAAAAAGAACAAAGTGAAAGAAAAAAAAAATATTATGAAGAAAATCCAGAAGCAAAACAAAAATTGAGTGAAATAAATAAAACATATTGGAAAAATCCAGAAGCAAAAAAAGAACAAAGTGAAAGAAGAAAAAAATATTTTGAAGAAAATCCAGAAGCAGGAGAAAAAATAAGTGAAAGACAAAAAAAAAGGTTTGAAAATGTAGAAGCAAGAGAAAAAATGAGTGAATCTCATAAAAAATGGTTAGAAGAAGACCCAGAAGCAAGACGAAAAATGTCAAGAGGTCAGCACAAACCATTTGATGTATTTACAATTGACGGAGTATTTATAAAAACATTTACTTACCAATTTGAGGCAAAAGAATATTTACAAAAAGAATATAATATAACATCTACTTTCAAAATAAGTGAAGTTTTATCAGGAAGTAGAAATAATTCAGCTGGATTTGTATTCAAATATAAGTAAAATTACAAAATTCTATTTAAAATAATAATTATATATAGTCGGCGTTTGAAATGTAAAAAGGTGTAAAAAGGTGGAGCCAAAATTCACTTTTTGAAAGTATACCAAATATAATAATAAAATAGTAGGGTTTGGCTCCACCTTTAAAAGGTGGAAAATATAATATATAAATATAATATATGAATTTAAAAAAAGAGTTAATAATTAGAAGTATTAAAATATTCGATATAGGATATATTACTTCAATATATTTAATATTAGGAATTATATTAGCAAAATCGGTTGATAACTATCTTGGTAAGTTTGATGAAGAAGAAGAAAATAAAAAACCAGTTTTGAGAGTTATATTAGAAGTAATTTTATTCGCATGGGTAATAGGAGTTGTAATATATATTGTAAGAAATATTGTTCCTATGATCCCTTTTCCATTAAATGGAATCCAAGGATATGATCACTTAAAAGTAAAAGAACTAACTAGTGGATTTACTTTCATTATTACATTTATATATTATCAAAATTACTATCAGAAAAAAATAACATCATTATATTTAAGACTTGAAAATAAAAAGTTGATCAAAACCTCACTTTTGGCTCCACTCAACTTTTGAAAAAGTTGATCAAAACCTTCACTTTCTCTATAAGTTTTGGCTCCACCTTTTTTTAAAAGGTGGAAAAGGTGGATGAAATCGTATAATTATGTAATTTTTTTTAAATATATAAAATATTATGTCAAACGATAAAATAGTATTAATATGTGCAACCGGACGTTCTGGATCTACTACTTTACAAAGAATTATTAATACTATACCAAATAGTAACATATGTGGAGAGAATTATGGAGCTATTAATAGTTTGCTAGATTTTTATGTGAAATTACATGCGTCATCTACAGATTATGTTCCAGGTCATTATAAGCCAGCATCTTATGAAGATATTATTAGCAAAAATGTGAAGCCTTCTTGGTATAACTCTTATCAAATACCAGAAATGGAACAAAAAATTCGCGATTTAATTATTGCTATGTTTAAAAAAAATTCAAATACTAATTTATGGGGATTTAAAGAAATACGTTATGAGAATAAGAGGTATAATCTATTAAAGACCTTCAAACAATTATTTCCTCAAACAAAAGTAATTATTCAAATTAGAGAGAATATATCAGCTCAAAGTCAAAGTGGATGGTATAAAAATAACAAAAATGCAAAAAAGAATTTATACAAAATAAATATTGAATTATATGATTTTTATTTGAAAAATAAAGACTGGTGTTATTTTACAACTTTTGAAAAGATGTTTGATAAAAATAATTTACAAAATATATTTTCATTTATTGATTGTAGAGAGAATTATGATGAAAATAAAGTAGAAGAAGTATTAAAAAATAACTTGAAAGATTAAATTCAATCCAGCTTTTTCTAAAGGTGGAATCAAACCTACTATTTTAGTATAGTTTTACTTCAAATTTAATTTTAATTATGAAGTAAAAAATTTTATAAATAATATTTGACTTCACCTTTTTACTACGTAGTGAAAGGTGGATGGATTTATTCTTCTGTAACAATAACTTTTTTCTTAATTATACTATTCTTTTTCACAAATGGTTTTTTCTTTTTTTCTTCACCTGCCATCAATCTTGCTCTATCCTCTTTATATTCCAAATACAAATCTTTCAGCAAGTCTAGTTCTTCGATCCACATTTGCTGAATCGTTGTAGTCTTTACCTTTTGTAACTCTGTCTCTTTATCTCCCTTGCTCTTTAATAGTTTTGATACGTTCTCCTCAGTGACAGAGTCCATCGGCATTCTCACTAAATATTTATAATCGCCATCTTCATCCATTTGATCGTAGCCCTTGCTTTGCAACATGTCATTGACTTCTTCTCTCTTTTTCTTTCTCAAATCAATAGTTCCATCTAAATTTTCTTGGATATAACGTGCCTTGTTAGACATTGTAACCAACTCTTTTTCTAATGAGTCAATCATATATTCTTTCCTTGTTCCATACATTTTAAGACGTGTTTCATAATAAGCATCAATAATTTCATACACTTTTTCATATTTATGTAAAGTATCATCTGCATCAAACAAGTGCATATTTGTAGTAGTATTAGTCGTACAAAGTTTTAATAATTTTTCTACTCCATTGGAACCATGATCTCCATTTGATTTCTCTAGCTCCTCTAGCTTTCCCTTAGCAAAAGTGATTGTAAAATCAACATTTGTATCCTTGCTCATGTCATCATAGTCTTTAATAATTGCAGTCACTTTCTTGCCATCTTTTAAAGGTTCAATCAACTCTTCAAGAAGTTCCTTAAAATCTTCTGTCCAATAGCCAACTGGTAATTCAACAACACGAATTTTATCAGGCCCGACCTTTTCATACACACCTTTGAACAAGAATTTTTCTTCGGAAATCTTTGTAACTTTACCTTGAAACCCTTCATAATAAGGAATAAACTCTTTACCAGGTTCTCCATCTAACAATTTACTTTTTAAATATTCCATAATTTGTAAAGGATTATAACACATAATATCTGTGCTGAAACCAGTGCCAATACCCTTTGAACCATTAACTAAGACCATAGGAATAATAGGAGCATAAAATATAGGTTCTACAAGAGTTCCATCATCATTTAGATATTCTAAAATAGCATCATCTGCCGCAGGAAACAATGTGCGAGTCAATTTATTCAACTGAGTAAAGATATATCTTTCAGAGGCAGAGTCTTTTCCACCCTGCAACCGAGTTCCAAACTGACCATTTGGCAACAACAAATTGATATTATTTGCACCAACAAAATTCTGCGCCATTCCAACAATTGCAGAATTCAAACTGGCCTCACCATGATGGTAACAAGCTTCCTTTGATACATAGCCGGAAAATTGAGCAACCTTGATCTCTGTAGATAAATTCATTTTAAATGCAGAATATAAAATTTTTCTTAAAGAAATCTTAAGCCCATCCATCAAGTTAGGAATAGATCGGTCGCAATCATATTTGGAGAAATGAATAAGCTCTCTATCAATAAAATCATTATAAGAGACACTTGTCTTAGATGTATCCAGATATGCATTTCTATCATAATACTTTAGCCAGTCTTTTCTATCATCTGCTCGCTTTTTATTGAAAACCATATCTATGGCATCGTCGCTTTTTTCAGAAACTTCAAAACCAACCAACTTTTTGTTTTCAAAATATTCGCGAAACTCTTTGCCAGTACTGGTACCCAAACCTTTATAATATTTAATCTTCCAGCCTTTAGTATCATTTATTTCTTTCCATGCATTATATTCGCCATCATTATAGAAGTTCAATTCAGTTGACCCTTTTTTGGCCTTTAAAATTGGAGTATTCATAAATCCAATAAATCCTGGAATAGATGATAAACTTGGCCATTCTGACTGGAATAAATTAATACCAAGACCCTTGATATGACTACCATCTAAATCTTGATCTGTCATAAAGAGAACTTTTCCATAACGTAAATTCTTGTTAACCTCTTCTATTGTCTCATATTTCTTACCTGTTTCTAGACCTAGAATTTTTTTAATCTCAGCAATTTCTTTATTTTCGGAAATTTTCTTTATAGATTCGCCACGAACATTTAAAATCTTACCCTTCATAGGATACACACCAATACTATTACGATCTTCTGAAGATAACCCGGAAATAATACCAGCCTTAGCTGAATCACCTTCACAAAAGATGATTACACAACTAGATGACTTTTCAGTACCAGCCCAGTTTGCATCAGTCAACTTAGGAATACCGCGTACCGATTTACTCTTTGTTCCATCCGTCTTCTTAGCAGCTTTATTTTCCTTGACTTCTGTTAATTGAAGAGCTGCATCCATTACGCCCATCTTTGCGACTTTTTCAATAAACTTGTCACTGACTTCGCACTTAGAACCGAACTTGGATGAAGGAGTATTCATATAATCCTTTGTCTGACTATCAAATGCAGGATTTTCAATATCGCATCTCAAGAATAAAATGAGCTGCTCTTTAATGTTATTCGGGTTTACTTTTACCTTCTTTTTCTTTTCAATATATTCGCATAGTTTTCTAGTGACTTGATTCAAAATATATTCAACATGCTTTCCACCTTTAGCAGTATGAATACCATTTACAAAGGAGACTTGTACAAATTCATTTGATGGAGTAAGAGCAACTGCATATTCCCAACGGCCTTCGTTACCAAAGTCTTCATAAACACGAGGAGATTCTGCCTTTTCACCAATGTACAAATCAATATATTGCTGAAAATTCTTAATAGGAACAATCTGACCATTATATTTTACTTTTATAGACTTATCTGTTATAGCTGCAATATCATAAATTCTTTTTTTAAGAAGAGCAATCATATCAGAAGTTAAACCATCCAATCCAAGACGAGCATAATCAGGTTTAAATGTGACCTTTGTATAAGGTTTATTTTTGCACTTTGTAATGGATGGTTTACAAATTTCTGACAAATTATCTTTAAATTCTTGAACATACTTGAGCCCTCTCACATGGTCAATCGTTTCAACTGAGCCATAAGTAGACCAAATAAGAACAAGCTTGAAACCAAATCCATTCTTTCCACCAACAATTTTCTTTTCCTCTTTGTCATAATTAGTGGAAGTTCTCAACTCTCCAAAAATCATTTGAGGGATCCATGTTTTATGTTCAGGATGCTCAGCTACATCAATACCATTTCCGTCATTTAACATGGTAATAGTGCCATCTTCACTGATTGTGATCTCAATATTAGAAACAGGAATGCAATTCTGTTGACCTGCAGAAATTTGTTGTAACATACGGACAACATGATCACGACAATTCACAATTCCTTCGTCAAATAACTTGAAGAGACCAGGAATGTATTCAATATTTTTCTCAATAATTCTATCACCATTATCATTTAAGATATGTTGATGAGATTCTATTTTTTCAATAGATCCAACATAAGTGTCTGGTGCATCCAAGATGTGCTGAATAGCAGATTTCTTTTGGTATTTCTTTGATAAAGTAACGTTTTCACTCATTGTAATAATATGTAAAGTCTATTTAACTTTATTTTCTAATTCAATTTTTTTTATTAATAAAAAATAAAATAAAAATAAAATAAAATAAAAATAAAATAAAATAATAATAATAAATAGTATTATGACATCTTATCAGCAATTTACACCAGGTAAAAAAAGTAATAGCAGAAAAATACTTCAATATATTGCAGAATATAATGCTACTATTGCTGCTTATAATAATTTACCACAATTAACATGTGTATGTACCCAAGATAAATTTGATAAAAGTCTTTCATTTGCTGGATCAGACTCGCCATCACTAAGAGTTTCAAATAATATGAGAGTATCTCAAATTGTTAATTTATATAAAGGTGGAAAAACTCAATATGGTAATTTTTATTTAGGACAACCATTAAATGTAAATTATTTAGGTAGAACGGAAGGAATGGTAGGAGGAAGTGGAACAGCTCCCAAAAATACATTTAATTAATGCGTTCTCTCTTTTAGCCAATTTCAAAATATTATTTTCTCTAATAAATATATATAATGTCATACGAACGTCAAGTTGGATCTAGAGCTCAAGTGATGAATGGAACATGTCATCATACTAATGGTGGACTCACAAAAAAACATTTAAAATATAATAAACATGGACGAATTGTTTCTAGAAAAGCTTCCATGAAGGCCAAGAAAAATAACCGTCTAGCCAAGGCTGGTTTTATTCCTAAAAAAGGTGTGTTTAAGCTCTTCAAGAAGGGAGACGGTAAGAAGAGTAGAAAGATGAGTAGAAAGATGAGAGGTGGATCTCACGCATTAAGTCCTGCAAATTTTGATGGAAAGGGTATTGGAACTTCTGGTAATGCAGTTCAATTTAGAGCCGGTGAAGGTAATTAAATACAAACTTATTAATGTAAATAATTAAATTTATTACACCTTTTCTCATTTAAAATGCCCAAAAAATATAAAATTGATTAAATTTATAAAATTTAATCAATATTAAAATAAAATGAAAATCGTAGAACAAACAAAACAAAATTGCTTACAATTGTATTTACCCGATGAAATTATAAATACAATTCTGGAATATCAGGGATACCATATTTGGAGAAATGGGAAAT